TGTAACTTCTATATCGTTATACGGTTTTATCATCTGTAATAGGACCACCAACAACCCAAGCATCACAAGTTCGAGCAGCAGCACATTTAAATTTAAGCATTCTACAATATCCTAATTTTCCAGCTTTAATAACATCAAATGGATCTTCTGATCCTCCATCTGTACCAATTCCTTTAGCTATGCAATCTAATGTTTTTGTTGTAATATCAAATGCCGCACAATTACCACAACGTGAAGTTTTAGCTTCTTCTACAGAATCTAGTTGCCACATGTCTGCTTTGGCTTGCCAAAATTTATCATTTGGCTCATTTGGATTTAAAGGTCCATATCCATATTCATTAATTGCTTTTTGTCTATTTTGCAAATTCAACTCTATATTTTGAGTTGGAATAGGACATTTATTTAATTCAGCTTCGCTTAATATGTTTATTAATTTAATCATTTTTTATACTCTGCCTTTTTAGTATTTTTTACAAACTGTTTTCCTTTTTTACCTCCAGCTATTTTTTTAGCAACTGTTGATTTTCTTTCGGATTGGGATAAAGATTGTGCTTTTGCTTGAGGTAAACAACGGGTTGTAGCTTTACCTTTTTTCATAGTACCACATTTACCAGATATATCACCTTGAGTATTTATACGAACCCATTTTTCTTTAAACCAATTACGTAAATTTTCTTGAATTTTTTTTCTTAATTGTTCTTCATTAATTTGTCCTTTACATACTTTAAAAGCTCTACCTGAAAGATAAGCAGAATGTTTTTCACCTCCACCGCCTTTGGATTTAGGTTTCATTCGGCGTTGGCGATATGCTTTGCCTTTTTTGCAAAGTTTTTTTTCTAAAAGAACTTCATTAATAATTTTTTCTAATCTATTCATCACCAAAATCCTGAAAAAGATGATTTTAATCCAAGTAATTTAGCATATCTTGGGAGTCTACAACTCCAGTATGAAGCTTTAGTTTTATCTGTTTTATTTTTGCAATCGTGACGTGCAGCAAATGCTTTTCTAGCTTTGGAATTATTTATTTTAGCTGAAAGGCCTGTTGTGTCTCCAAAACTAATTTTTTTAATTTTTTTAGTTTGAGGATTTTTTACGTAAACATAGAATTTTTTAGATCCTCCACGTTTTGGTTTTCCAAGTGGGGGATTTTTCTTTTTATCTTCTGCTTCTTCAAGTTCCTCGTTTTCAAGTAAAAGTAAATCTAAAGGCACTTTTTGATTTTCATATAAACCAAAGTTACCTAAGTCAGTTTCCTCTAAAATTTCTTTATCATCTTCGTTTACATGAATAATTTCACGTAAATATAGTGAACGAGCTTCTGCCCATAAATTAAGGAACGATTGCGAACCATATCGGAACGTGTTTTCGGTAAGTGGGAGTTGTTTATCCACGTGATATCGCAGATTCTCCGACAATATCTCTTTTTTAACTAAACTTTCATTTAGTACAACACCAGTATTACCTACGTTGTCACAATCGTGGCAACCACAATTGCAAGCATCTTTTTTAGGTGGGGAAGATAAAACCTCTTTTATTAATTTACGTAAATGTTCCATATTAATAAATATTATTTATTAGTTCTAATATTCATTCTTAATGGGAGAAGTTTACCAGAAGCATTTCTAGCTACAATTTGATATACTAAAGGAGTAGTTTTACCTCCCTCTAATACTTCACTATCTGTTTCAATTCTTACTTCTAAAACTTTAGTTGTAGGACCTGGGTATTTTACTTTAACTGAATCTGGTCTTAGTTCGCCTACCATTTTGTAAGCATCTTCAGCAGTTGCTACATGATAAATAAATAATTTTCCTCCAGATTTTTCTCTAACATACCAATAACCATATCCAAAAGATGAAGCAAGTAATTTTTTTACTTTACTTAAATCTACTCCATCAATAGATTCCCAATTATTTGGTACACCTGTTTTATTAACATAATTATTTAACCCATCTGCTATTCTTTGAGAATCAATATTTAAAGTATCAAATATATCTGCAAATAATGGATTATCATTAAATTTTGATTTATCAAATATTACTTTACCTTCTTTATCAAATACAATAAATGGAAGATTTCCACCATTATATATCGCAGAACCACCCACATTTTTAATTGAAAGATAATATGTTTTGTTTGGTGTAGTAATTACTATATCTGAAATTTTTTCCCCTAAATCTTGAGGGCCATCAAATGAAAGTTGTCTTGAGGTATCAGATGCACCTGCAAAATAAATATCTTTAGATGTTAATTGGGAAGGATCAATTCCTAAGGTAGAAAATATTTGTTTTGTTTCATAATCTTCTATTGAATCTAAAGATTCTCCAGCAGCAGATTGTAATTTACCTAATAAATTTTTTTCATATTTTTCACCTTCATTTGCTCCACCTGCTAAAGTAATTTGTACTTGTCCTTCATCTTCTAAATCAAATTCAAACATATTGTATTTTGAACTTAAATTAGGTCCTTCTTTAGGACTATATATTTTTATTTTAGGGGAATTAAATAAACTATTTAAAATTTCAATAAATTTATCTTTATCTATTTTATTTATATTACCTATTCTAGAATCATTAGCCATTTTAGTTAATCCAACAGCTTTACCTTCTTTAGAATTTACAATAGCATCAATTGCTTTACGGGAATTAGATGATCTAGTTCCTTCTCTTAAATCAATATTATGTTTAAACAATTCACGTTCAAATAATAAATAATCCTGTTTATCCTTCATATCAGGATATCCTTTAGGAAATTTGTAAGCTATATCACGGATGAATTGTTCTAAAATATCCACTATATTTTTGGCTGGTTTGGTTGGTTCTTTCTAAGCATTAATGCTTTTATTACTCTATCTTCTATAGTTTGATTTAAAGTACCTTCTCTAGCTTTTAGTACTATTTTTCCAAATAAATCTAATAAATTTTTTAGTTCTTTAACATCCAGGTTTGTTTTATCTGTTTTTAGGTCTCTTAAAAATTCAGTAACTTCTACGTTAAAATCTCCTCCAGAAATTTTTTCTTGTCCTGCATTATCAAGTTCAAGGATATTTTTAATTTCTTCTTTAATTAATTTTTTTAATTGTTCGTTTTTCATTTATTTAGTTTTAAATTATTATATTGGGGTTTATGGTGGAGGTGCTTCTTCTGCAGGTGGTGCAGGTGCAGGTGGGGTTTCTACACTTTCAATTCCTGCTCCAGTTTCACTATCACCTTCTTCTCCTTTAACGCCATACCTTAGCATGTTTGCTATAGATTGAGAAGCTCTTTCTTCTTCAGGTAAATTAAGTAAATAGTATTTTTTACCTTCTACTTGAGCAATCCAACTACGTCTTCCATAAATTAAATAAAAATTTTGGTCGTTTTTTAAATTAATTCTAAATGTGGAAGGACGGGGTGCTACCCAATCAATTGAGGATAAAAAATTATCATATTCTAAAGTAAGTAAATCAACTATAACTTTTTTAAGTTCAGGGAATTTAGTTAACTCATCGTATTCGATAGCTTCTGCTGGGGTAATAGTGTTAGCAGAGTATACTTGACGAGCTAAGTCTTGAATTCTTCTCTTAAGTTGATCTTTAGTCATTATTTTTTAAGTTTAGCTAAAATAGCTTCTTTAATTTTTTTCTTCATTGCTGTTGATGTAGCAATTTTACCTGCTTTTTCATCGGGCATGCCTTTAGCTGTTAAAGTATCAAATATTTCACCACGTTTTTTGATTTGTTTTTTTGACATTTCATCAATAGCACCTTCTTCAGAAGCTACGTCTACCATAGCATCTAGTTGAGGTTCTTTTATTTCAAAATCAAGGTAATGTTTAGCTGAAATTAACATATTTTTAGCTTCGATAATTTTTGCTTGCCACCAATGTGGAAAATCAACTTCTTGTTCACCTTCAAATTGATCAACCATTTTGTAAAGTTCCATAGCATATTTTCCAATACGATACAGATCCGCTTTAAGCATATGTGGTTCATTATCTTCATGGCCTAGATCAAGATCTTCATCTAAATTACTTTTAGTTTTTTTAATAGCTAAATATTTAGCAGCTAAATAATCTTTAGAATCAATTTTTCCATCTGGTTTTCCTTTAGGACCTGTTCTATCTATACCTTTCTTTTCAGATAAGGGTTTAGATAATGCTGATTGAATCATTTCTTTTAATTTGTCTCCTTGTTCCATAGGTTCTTCAGTTGTTGGTTCAGCTAATTTATCAGCTTGTTTTTTTCTCATTTGCTTAACGGCGATACTATATGCGTATTGTTCGCCGTCCGAGCCTTTTGAGTTGTAAAGTTTATCTAAACGACTATTAATAATGGTCTTAAAATTCTGGTATATCTCTTGAGATTCCTCTGAAGTAAAAGGTTCATTAATAGGTTGTTCCATTTTTTAAGCTGCTTTGTCTTCTGCAGTTGAAGTTTTCTTAAATTCTGCTGCTAATTTTTTAATATTGTTAGCGGCGCTACGTGCTCTACCACGAGCTGCTTTTGATGTTTTACCATGTTCAGCTTCTAAAGTAGCTAATTGTTCTTGAATTGCGTTAAAAATTTCTGTTGTGTTCATAGATTTGATTGTTTATATAGATTTAATTGTTTACTGTTCTTCTCCACCAATATATTCGCTAACGAAAAATTTTAGTGTGTTTCCTATTTGTGTTTCTAGTTTTTCATTGTTCATTCCTTTAGCAACTTTAAGGGCTTTCATTAAATGATCCATTAAGTCGCCTTCTGTACCTTCCATGTCTGCAGCTATGTCTTCTAAGCCACCACCTGTAGCAGGTGCTTCTTCAGCCGGTGCATCTTCTTCAGGTTCTTCTTCAGTTGTATCAGTTGTTTCAACGTCTTCTACTTCTTCATCTTTTTTAGCTTCTTCAAGTTCATTGCCTGCTGAATCAGTTTCAATACCCTTATCAGCCATGGATTGACGGTATTTCTCCATTTCCATGTCTGGGGTGTAATGGCCAGGGCTATTATTATAAGCAGGTATTTCATCATCATACTGATATTCATTTACTTTATCATCAGAATTACCTAATTCAGCTAAAATCATTTCTCTAATTTTATCTTTAGGAGATAAAGATTCATTAAGAGATTTAAATGTTGGGTTTAAATTTTCAAGAGATTTATTTTCTTTTAAAAATTTTGTTAAGTCAAAAGTATCTTTCATTTTATAATAAATATTAAATTATTTTTTGTTTGTCGCGTATAAATATTCAGAAAGTAATGTTCCTATAACTCCTACTTTTTGTCTAAGGAATATCCATTTTTCTTTTTCTAAATGATGTGGTTCTTTAAATGATATACCCATTATTCCTATTAAATGGTCATCTAAACTATGTAAGCCCACTATGCAAGCTGATTTAGTACCGCATTGGTTAGTAAAAAATTCTAACCCATATGTATCCTCATCATTTTCTACATCAGAAACATATAGTTCATTGTCTTTATATACTTTAGAAAGTACTCTAGGGAATAAAGATACAGGGATATTTTGAAATGTACCTTGTATGTTTGGAGTTTCAGGGGTACATTTTTCGTAAAATATAGAAAATTTCTGAATAGATTTACCTGTAGGGTAAAAATGACCTCCGTTATGGAATTGAGCAATCCATACTCTATCACATTCTAGTTCTTCTAGTACAATTTCAAGTTGAGTATCTACTAAAGTTGAAGTTTCAAGAGCATCAAACATTAAAGTATTTTGGGATTTTTTTTCCATTTTATGTTTAACCCAATTTACTATAATAGGACCTAATATAGCAGTTATTAATGCTACTAAAATTGTAACATAAACTGGTAAAGCTGTAAGTACAGTTGTTGTCATTTTTTAAGTGAATTTAAATAATTAATAGATTCTTCCATAGCCTTTAATGCACGATCTTTATCAATCCCACCGACCCATTTTTGCACATCACCAGCTTCTGTTACAAAGCTATTATTACTTTCTGACAACTTGTTATCTATAAAACTTTTATAATCTTCTACATGAAGATCAATTTCTTTATTAAATGTTTGATTTACATAGTTTTCCCACTTTCCAGATACTTTTAGTTGGGTTTCTGTTGTAGCTCTACAATCTAAACATTCACCATAAGATTTAAAATAGTGTATGTCTAATTGTTTGTCCATGTTTTGTTTACATTTTGGACAAAATATAGGAATAGATAAATTTTTAAATTTATCTAATTTAGTAATATTTTCTTTTAAACCATCTTTAATAGTCCATTCTTTACCATCTGATTTCCAAATGTCACCTTCTTTATGTTCTCCTTCAGGAGTTTTACTATAACCTATTCCAACAGTTGTTCTATCTCCATATTTACCTTTAACTAGGTTACGTAAACGTTCAACGTCTCTTTTTTGGAATTCTTTTTTTAAAACTGAATCTGACATTTATAAATTATATTTTTTAAGAGCTTTTAGGGTGTTAGCTGTTGATGTATGGAGGATAGATATACCCCCAGCTGCCTTCCAAGCATCTATATTTTTTTGCATATCGTCTATAAGTATATGCTTTGATGTTGCAAATGTTGATTTTTGAGGAGCAGGAACAAATATTTCTTTATTTACACCATTAAGGTGTTTAGAAATCCATTCTTTTTTACCTTGAATAGCTTGGTTAAATTCAGGATTTAATTGTTGGTCTTGAGGTAAATTAAAATCTACTGCGGGAGCTGATAAGATATTTGGGGAAGAAGATTTAATATAATTCCAAAGTTCTTCTCCTCCGGGTTGCCATGGTAAGTTAGCCCAAAAATCTTTTTCATTTTTTCCAACGCTTTCTCTAAAAAGTTTCCAAAAATAAGATTTACCTTTAGCATTAGCTTCATCTGTAGATTCTCCTGTTAACTTTTCATATCCTTGATCAAAATCACAAAGCACACCATCCATATCACAATATATAGTGTATGGTTTGATTGCCTCATATAAGTCAAGTAAAGTTGGTATTTTTTTCATGTATTAATTTTAATAAATTTACAACCTACTTTTTACTCGTTCAAGTAATTC